CTATATCTTATGTGTATAAAATATTATGTGTATATTTTTGTTCACATGTGGGCTGTATTTTATGTGAATAACCTTTTTACATAATTACACGAAAACCTTAAAAGTCCTATTTTATAGTATTTTTGTAGTTTTTATGTAATTATGTAAAAAAGTAATATTGTTTTAAGTGTATATTATGTATACTATGGAATATTAAAAAAAAAGGATTTACATGAATAAGAGTGAAGCCCTAGCGTTACTATATAGTAAAAAAAATATAAGATTAACTGCTAGTAATTGGGATGAAGATGAGTTTATAACTCTTATAGATGGTGTAGTCGTGAGTTTGGACGGGAAAGCCTATAACATAATGACGGCAGAGGAAGATGAGTTTATAGAGTGGGTTGAGCCTATAAAAGTTGAAACTCTTAAAAGAGAGGAGGCGTTACAAGCTCTCTTTGGGGGTAAACGCATAAAAGCTCTTGAATGGGATGATAGTGTTAACTTAATATTAAAAGATGGTCAGATTGTTATAAATGATACTGAGCCTTTTAATATTATGACAGCGAATGAGGATAAATGGGTTGTTGTAGTTGATGAGGTAGAAAACAATTCTAAAGAGATAAATACACTAACCGAAAAAGTGGATAAGTTGATAATGAAGATAGAAGAACAAGACACATTATTAAAGAAGATGGAAAATAAAGATAAAGTTCCTGAGTCTGATGCTGATGTTGCTATCTCTCCTAAATGTGAAGAAGAGACAAACGAGAAGATAATGGCTGTATATGGTGTAAATAATTCTAACGAGGTTAAAATACTCTTTGCTGATGCAATTAAAAGTGCAAAAAATAAAAGAGATGTACAGGTTGCAATAACTACGGCAATACCTTATTGCTGGATAGGTAAAAAACTACATACTACAAAACTGTACTACTCAAACATGAGAAATATTGTTAAGGAGAGTTGCCCAGAAGAGTATGTCGATATGGCTCTAGTGCTACTAACACCTCCTAGTCGTGAAGTTACACGAATGGAGAAAGGTGTTGAGGTTACGACTAGAGTAGGTCTCTATGAATACCTCAAAGATGGTGAGATACAAGCTGGAGAGAGTAAGTATGATGATAGAGATGATTATGACTTAGATATGGTAGAGGCTGTTACATCTAAATTAAGAGATGAGATACAAAATGAAAGCTATAAAGTGAGTAGGCAAGATCAGGTAGCTGGTCGTAGTGCTATGTATGTAAAGGCTACATACTTGGCACTAGTAACGGGTCGTAGAATGAGTGAGATACTTTTATCCGTTAAATTAAAAGAAAAAGGTGGACATTGGATTTATGATGGACTATTAAAAAAGAAAGATGATAAAGATCGTACTGGTGTGGCTTATACACTTGATAATGATATGGAGTTTTTAGCATCTCTCTTTGATGAGGTGCAAGAGCATGTACGAATCTCTATGGATGGGAAAGAGATAAACGAAAAGACTGTTGCAAGTAAATTTAATAGATCTTGTAATAATGCATTTAAGAAGTTGACATCTACAAACTATACATTTAAGGATGCTAGAGAGATTTTTGCTGATACTCTTTGGAGATATGAGCAAGAAGCTAGAGAGAAAGAGGGACTTAGTGAACAAGGACAGATAGCAGAGGAGAAGTTTAAGGCTATGGTTCTTGAACACGAGTACGACAATAAGAAAACTCCTACCCTCAGTTATATGACTAAAAGAGGTGTAAGAAATGATAAATAGGATAGCAATAATAACACTAGACGGAGGAGCTGGCAAGACTGCTATAGCCTTTAGTCTAGCAAAGGATTTGGATTACTATCTAATAAGCAACGATGATAGTGTGATAGAGCGTGCTTATCCTGATGGTGCTAAGATAATGAAAGACCCAAAGGTGATTGATGAGGTCGTGTATGATTTTGGTGGGTTTGTTGATAGTAATGTGTTGAGTGTTATAGAGGCTTGTGATTTGGTAATAGTACCTTGCATAAATGACCTAAATAGCAAGATGAAAGCTATAAAAACTATACAGCAGATACAAGAGCATAATAAAAACATAATAGTAGTTGGTACACGCTTGGAGGGTGATAAAGACTTAAGCGAGATACAAGAGACTATAAAAAGCTCTCTTGGTGATTTGCCTATGTTCCCTCTAAGGAAAACAAAGCTTTTTAAGAATGCTTTGGAATTTGGTATGAGTCCATTGGAGCTAGAAGAGGATAGCAAACAGGTGGCGTATACTCAGCGTAATATACTAGTAGAGTACAAAGCTCTACTAAACTATATAAGGGGGCTATAATGGCTAAAGAGAGAATGAATATCAATGATGTATTGGGTGGGGAGGTTGAACCTCCTGTAACAACTTTCAAAGAGGCTGATGCTAGAGCAAAAGAGGAAAAAATACCTACTATAGACAAAGGTGGTAGACCTATAAAAGGGAAGAGTGCTGTATCACACGATATTAGGTTTAAAGTGGATGATGAGACCTATGAGTGGCTGATGAAACAAACTGTTAAAGCTGATGGATACCCAGCAAGAGAGAGAACTGCACATGCAGTTGTTAAAAAAATAACAATGGCACAGTTTAATATTAGTAATCCATAAGTGTCAAGGAGAGTAATATGCAATTAGTGCTTAGCCTGTTTAGCGGTGTTGGTCTACTTGATAGAGCTTTTAGAGAAAAAGGCTTCTGTGTCGTGTGTGCAGGTGATCTCATCATCGGTCAAGATATACGAGATTTTCATACCGTTGCTGATAAATTTGATGGTGTGATAGGTGGGCCGCCATGCCAGGACTTTTCTACACTAAAGCGAAACCCTACGAATTACTCAAATGAGATGTTAGATGAGTTTAAGAGAGTAGTAATGGAGGCAAAACCAAAGTGGTGGCTTCTTGAGAATGTCAAAGGTGTACCCGATGTGACTGTACAGGGCTATGAATGGCAGAGGATAGATATAAATCAGGGGTGGTACACAGACACTAGCCGTTTGAGACATATACAGTTCGGGTCTAAAGATGGCTTGTATCTTGATATTCCTAGAGGTGATATGAGTGGAGTTAAACAAAGTTGTGCTTTGGCTTCTGATGATAGAAGCTTTAGAGAGCTTTGTTATCTGCAAGGATTGGAGAGTGATTTTGATTTGCCTGATTTTAATGTAGCTGGCAAAAAGAGAGCAGTGGGGAATGGTGTGCCGTTGGCTATCGGTCGTGTGCTTGCTGATGCAGTTTTGAAAGTGACAGACCCTGGAGCTTTTTGTGTGACTGATCGATATACTAAAAGTGTGACTGAGCTGCGGTGTATCTGTGGATGTAAGAGAGTTCTTACAGGTCGCAAAAAATATTATGATGCTTCTTGTAGGAAAAGAGGTCAACGGCGTAGGGAGGCTAGCTAGATGAATACTTTTATTATAGTATGTACTGTAGTTGTTGGTTTGGCTGGGATTGGTGTGAGTATATGGTCTATAGTGTCAACCAACAGTAAATTAAAAAACGGCGTAGGGAGGCTAGCGAATGAAACAAGCAAGAATACTAAAAAAGCTGATAGACGAAACAACAATAACAGATAAAACTAAATTTGTAATAACTACGAGTGGTGGTAAAGACTCTAAAGTAACTCTAATAGTTGCTCTTGAATATTTGTTAAAAGTAGTTGATAAAAAGCAAATTGTAGTAACCACATCAGATACTATTTTTGAAAAAGAATCTACATATGATGAGTTAAATAATATTAAAAATAAGCTTGATAAGATTGGGATAGAGTTTAAAGTTTTGATAAATGATAAATTTCCAAAGGGTATGGAAGATCTTATTTTATTTAAAAAAATGTTTCCATCTCGTATGGCTAAATTTTGCACGGAAGAGTTAAAAATGAAACCAGCACTTAACTATTATAGAGAGCTGTCTCGTGATGGCTTTGATGTGATAGCACTAGTAGGAAAAAGAAGAGATGAGAGTAGAGATAGAGTAAACACACCAGATAGCGAAATCATTTATAATAAAGATTTTAATTTAACTGTCTGGTATCCAATAGCTGATTGGACTGAAACTGATGTGTATAGTTGTCTTGATGAGTCTTGGGGGATTCCTAAACAATATTTTGATGGGAATAAAAGGCTTGGTTGTGATGAATGTTTCCAAGCCGATATGAAGTCAATATCCTTAATGAGTGAGAGTAGGATATCTCAGATTGAACAGATAGAAGAAAGTTTAAACTGGGTTAACACCAAGAGTGGTGTTAACACCAAGAGTGGTGTTAACACCACTTTCTTTTTCAGACGAAATAAAACATTTCCTGATGGTTATGCACCTGTGAGAGAGATGGTAGCTTACGCAAAAGAGAAATATAACTTTAACTATCATACTTTCCATACTAGGGCATTGAAAGCAATGAGCAACAAGATAGGCTCTAAAGCACTAAGATATAAATTTATCCAATATGGATATATACCACCAAAGAGCAATTTTTCTAAATATCTCAATGGTCATCTATCTGTACCACAAAAGATGCAGTTTGATGTGGAGGTGTTGACAACTAAAATATTGAATGTTAGAGAGAGAGCAAATCTCCTAAAATTTGAGAAACTAGAAGAGATAGAAAAAGAGGATGATAACACTGCTTGTAGTGATTGTGAAAGTTACAATTTGTTGTAATATATTACAACGCAAAAGGAGAAAGCATGCCATTACACCTAACTCTAAAAAAAGAATATTTTGATGATATAAAAAGTGGTAAGAAGAAACTAGAGTATCGACAGATAAAACGATATTGGATCACTAGACTTGGAGATATTGGTACAAAAGCCAATAGTAATAAGAGTGATGTAGTTGAGTTTGTGCCAAAAAGATTTGATAGTATCATCTTCAAAAATGGATATAAAAAAGATGCACCTACTATTGTAGTAGAGTGTAAAGGTATCACAATCCAAAGAAATATTAATACACCTCTTGGATTCGGTGATTTTTTTGTGATTGAGTTGGGAGAGATATTATGAGTAGCTACCAAGGTGGTAAAGGTGCTAGTGGTGTGGCTGAGCAGATTATAAACCGTATGCCTAAGCATAGGGTTTATATAGAGACTCACTTGGGTAGTGGTAGAGTACTACTAAAAAAGAAACCTGCTAACTCTAGTATCGCTATAGAGAGAGATAATAAAGTGCTAAATGCGTTTAAGTACTCTATCGCTGAATATGATGGTATGAATATCACTCTACACAATAAAGATGCTGTTGAGTATTTGAAAAAAGCGTATCTCTCTAAAGATGTACTCATATACTCTGACCCTCCCTATGTGATGGGTACTCGCAAGAGTCAGGAGCCTATGTATAGATATGAATATGATGACAATGACCATAGAGAGCTTGTAGCTGTTTTGGATAGCCTTGATTGCTTTGTGATGTTGAGTGGTTATGAGAGTGATCTTTATGATGAGTTGTTAGACTCTAGCAAGTGGCACAAGTTTACTTTTAATGCTATGACGCGTCAGGGTGTGAGGCGTGAGGCTCTTTGGTGTAACTTTGACCCTGATGAGTACATCAAGCACGACTATAGCTATATGGGAGAGAACTTTAGAGAGAGGGAGCGGATAAAGAGAAAGTCTAAACGATGGATAAACAATCTAGCAAAGCTACCCAACGATGAAAGAAATTTTCTACTCTCTTCTATCTCTGATAATTTTGGACTTGAGTTGTCAAATCATTTGTAGCTGCTAGTATCGTTATAGATAGCGGTGCGATATCTAAATAGTACTCTATCGTTATCTATGGCGATAAGATATCTAATCGGTACACCATCGTTATTTGTAGCGATAATATGACATAATAAAAAAGAGGAGTTTTAAATGCAAAACGATCTAACTATAAAAACAGATTTTACAGATAAAAACGAGCTTATTTTTTGGCTTATTTGCAATAATAAAAAAGTGATTGGTTTTGATGATTATTGGATACAAAATAGTAAACTAAATGATAAAGAGATAAAAAATCTAAATGATGAGAAGATAGGTGAGACTACTATTGGTAATAATGATTATAGAGAGTACTTGATAAAAGAGTATTGTGGTAGTGTGATAATGCTGTAGAGTATCGCCATCAATGGCGGTACTCTAGTAATTTGTGATAAATATCTCTCTCACTTTTTTACTACTTTTACTTGCAAGTGTGTATCTAACCTCACTACTCTCTACTATTTTAAAATCTTTGTATAAATCGCGTATATAGGGCGTATCGTTGTAAGATAGTAGAAACTTACCTTTTATCTCTTTTAACGCAAAATATAGCCTATTGTGGTCATTTAAATCAAACTCTCTTACATTTTTATAATAACTTTCTGTGCCTACATAGGGAGGGTCACAATAAAAGAAAGAGATCTCTTTGTCATATTCTTTGATGAGCTTTTCAAAGTCAAGATTTTCTATAGTTACCCTCTTCAACCTTTGTGACCATTTTGTGAAATCTTTGTTTAAATCTCTTGGTTTTCTGCTCTTTGCATTCATAGCGAAATGAGTGCCTTTAGAACCAAATGATTGAGTAAGCTGGTAGAAATAAAAGCTTGCTTTTTCTATGTTGTTTTTTGGCTTATATGTACCATTTAAGATATAGCTAAAAATCTTTCTACTTACAAATAAACCATTGAGATATTTTTGTAATAGTTTGGGATTTTTTCTTATGGTTCTGTGTAAGTTAATGAGTTGACTATTGTAGTCGTTTACTACTTCTCTGTAACTAGCTCTTGTAGGTAACTCTTTTGCATATAGCACATTTAACGCACCGCCAAATACTTCGATGAAGAGATCGTGATTATCGGGTATGAGTCCTACTATCTCTTTTGATAGTTTAGATTTACCGCCAACCCACCCGTGCGGTGGTTTTAATGTCATTTTGTTGATTTTTTCTCCCTTTTTATTTTTTTATTGTATTGTCTCTTCGCTGGTTAGGTGGGAGGTAGAAGTTTCCCTAACCAGCGACTACTATATCAAGCGACTAAAGCTAATCGCTACCTCTTTGGCACTATCACATACCTTATCTGTACATGTAGACTCTGTCGTATTACTATCACACACATTATCGGCTATTTTCTGAAAGCTATCTGGGGACAAGAAGACTCCACCACCACAATCAAAGTTCTCTCCATTTTCTGAAGCTGTCTCATCCGACTCACTCATCGTCTCTTCTTGTACAAAAGAAAAACTATAGCTATTATTATCCCCATTTGTGTTGATAAGCACTGCACCAGCACCTAAAGTATTGGTAGTTACTACTGTTGTAGTTGTGACTGTTTTTGGTGTCTCTTCTACTACTTCTTTTACTGTAGTACCACTAGAACCACAGCCAACTACCATAAACCCCAATGCTATAACCATAATTAACATCATAAATTTACGCATAATTCTCTCCTAAACGAATATTAATATTAATGTTTTTTTCTTCTTTACAAACACCATCAGAAAAATGATGAGTTGTACTTTCATCTCCAGTAACAATATTTACTTTACCACTTCTGATTCTTGATACAAAATCACAAACATCACAAAGCTCTTGTTCTGTCAATTTTGCTTTAAACTCTGCACTTGTATCTTTAAATGGTTTCCCATAAGTACGCAAAACAATCTCATGTTTCTTGTGGTTTGGTGCAAATGACTTTACATCAACTTCACTATGTATACTTTTTTGATTCATACTATCTCCTAAATTAAATTTTAAAATTTTCAAATTGCACGCTGACAGTCCAACCGCCACCTCGTGTATATCTGTGTGTAGCTGACTCTATAGAATAGATGTCATCATCCTCATTTTCAAATGTGTTTATTAACTTAAGTCTAGTTCCTGCATAGATCTTTTGACCAAAGTATTCTAAATCCCCACTTACCGTTCCTCTCTTTGCTACATCTAACTTTGCCTTTCCCTTTAGTTTTGCCTCCTCTTCATTTTTGCAAACACAGTTAACTTTTAATACGGGTTCACCTTTGTCTATACCTACCTTTACCCGTTCTGCTATCTTCCTATCATAGAAGCTGACTTCACACGACTTAAACTGTGTTTTTGTTGAAAACTTTACAGTGATATGGGAACATTTTGAAGCGTCTATGGTGTAGAGAGGTAAAGCCTCAATATTTTTATTTACGAAGAAAACTACTCCGTCTTTGATAGAAAAGAGAACATTGTGCTGTTGAGCTAATCTATCTAAAAACTGAACATCACTCTCATCTGTTTGATAGATAGATTCTACTTCTTGATCTTCTGTCTCAAACTTGACTTTATGACCTAGCCTCCCTGATACGAGATTGACTATCCCTGACAAAGTAGTCATTTGATAATTTTGAGAGCGTTTGAGTTTTTGGCTTTGGTTGAACTCCACGCCTGTTGCTGTAAATGATAGATTTTTGTTATTTCTTCTTGTTACAGATTGTAGGTGAAAAGTACCGCAGTCCATATACTCATCTAAATCATTAAACAATTCAAGCGTTACAACTGTACCAGCCTTAGGTCTAGGTACATTGGGTAAAACTTCTACAGATATCTGGTCGCTTTTTGTTCCTGCTTTGTCATAGAAATTTATAGAGACTATTTGGCTCTGGTCAAAGACAACACCATCTAGTGTTATTACCGCCCAACTTTTTACTACCATAGAGTATCTTTCTCTTTTTTGACTGTTATTGTAGTTTTGCGTGACTCTACAGGCAAAGATACTAAAGTACCTGCTTTGAGTACTAGAGGTAGCTTTGATAGATGTATATTTGAAGCCAAAACTTGAGGTAACATATCTAAAGAACCATAGTGATCTAATGTAATCAAATCTATCCTATCATCCTCTTTACAGCTATACAAGTTCACCATAGACCTCCTTTAGTTGGAGGTTATAACGCTGTACTGTGAACTCTCCATTTACTTTGAAATTTGACTTTGTAATAGTCAACCCCTCGATCACTACTTCTAAATCATCGTCTATCGTGGTGAGCCTGATAGGTTCTCTCATCATGAGCATCCATTTAAGAGCTTTTAAGTCATCTATAGGCTCTGCAACCAATACACCGTCGAGAGTGATATTACGCCCAAATCCTCCACTATCTCCTAATACTTCCTGACCCTTAATAGGCTTATAAGAAGAGAAGCTTGCTCTTAGTTGCTCTTGTATCTGCTTGAAGTCGTTGTGGTGCATAAAAAAAGGAAACATTCCAAGCTTACCCATAACTGCACCCTGATTACCTACTAGCTGTGCACCATAGAAAAAAGCATTAGCTACACCCATCAATGCACCTATATCAAAATCGGGTAATTTAACCACTTTATACCGCCTTAGCCCTATTGACCCAACCACGGTAAAAACGGCGGTTTTTGGCTCTGTTCTTGCCCACAAAAGATATAAATTTGTAGTATGCTATTTCTATAAGATCAAACTCTATATCAAACTTCTTTGCATCGTAGTTATTTAATGCTTTTATCGTGTTTTGACCTATCCAGCCGTCTACTTTAACCCCTATAAGCTTTTGAGCTTTCCTGATAGCTTTTCTAGGATTTGTATTTACTCCAAATATGAAAAGCTCATCTGCGATTTTTTGAGAGTGTATAAAGTCTAGTTTCATCTCATCCCAAAATTCGTCTTTATAGAAAGAGTAGACTTTTCTAGTAAGGTTTTGATTTTTATAGAGTAAGTGAGATGCACGGCTCATCTTGTGTATTTTTAGCATTCTATAGATTTCTCTCCATCCTGACCACTTAGGGTGAGCAGTTTGGTAAATGCCAAAATATGTATAACCATTTTCACCAGCGTTTTTATGTAAAACATTTAGAGGATTGTCAAACTCTAATGCCTTTAGTTCATCCATACTTTTTATAAAATTTGCCATCTATTTACCTCCTCTAGCATAGATACCTCTACGCTCTAAGTGTGCTTGTTTAGATGCTTCTAGGAGAAAGGCTTTTCTTTTTGGGTGTAGTAGATTGTTTGGGTATTGGACTGCTAAGCCGTTGCGGATTAGTAAGAAGTTAATATCCTTTAGGTACACCAGCTCTCTATCATATATATCTAGTTTGTAGCTGTGGTACTGCACTTTTTTACCTAGTACTCTTTTCTTTACAAATCTATGAGCATCCCAACCTAGACGGAGTACATCGCTTACAGTATGCTTCTCTCTTGGGTGTATGTTTTTTAGTGTTTCTAGCTGTTTAAAGACTCTGTGGTTCATCTTTGTTTCAAAGGTATCTAGTCCTACTAGTCTGACTTTTACCACTTTGCCGTTTTGTTTTTTGAGCATCATTGTGTCACCATCTATCACGGTTACTATTTTGCCGTTTTCCCATGCGTTTAATGAGAGAGTGAGTGCTAATATCAATAATATTTTTTTCATACTGCAGTACCTCCATCAATGGCGATGCGATATCTATATCTACTACCTTTTAGTACTTCACTATCTTTTAGTAACCATTTGAATAGCTCTTTTAACTTTTTCATCTATGCTCCTTTGATTTAACTAGCTACATCTTGTAGCTGTGTATCTTGCTCTGTGTGTTTTGCTTCTCTTTGGATTCGTTGCAAAACTTGTGATAGTTCGTGTGGATCTACTTTCCCATCCTGTGCCGTCACATTTATGGTGTTGTTGAATGTTTGGTGCGTTTGTTGGTTGTTGTTATTTGTTGTTTGGGCTTTAGCATCGTTAATGCCTTGTTGGGTTATATCTCCAACGCTTGGAATGGATGCTGGAGAGATTCCCGTTTTCATTTGACTTGCTAAAGTATCTATAGGCTTTATTCCGTTGTGGTGTAGTGTTTTTTTTGTCGGGTCAAATAGTGCATTATTAGCTGGTGTTTGTAGAGCTTTTGGTATATTCTTTTGACGCTCTTCTACTGTCTTACCCCCATCATTTTTACCACTAGAAAAGAAGCCTGTAACCTTTTTGATGCTGTTTTGGATTTTGTCTACTTTGGCAGTAAACCAAGCTAATTTGGTTTCTATATTTAGCATTAGACTATCCCAAGCAGTTTTTATAGTGTTGATGGGTTTCATAACTATAGAGGTTATGCCACTCCAAGCGGTGATAAAATTTGTTTTTATACCACTTAATAGATTATTAAAGAATGTTTTTGTAGTGCCAAAAGCAGTTTTTATACTACTCCAAGCATTACTGAAAGTCATTTTTATATCATTCCACCATTCACCATAAAATGTTTTTAGAAGAGTCCAATTATCCATTATTAGATAAACACCTCCAGCGATAGTAGCTATACCTGCGATAGCCAAGATGACAGGAGAAGCAAGGACAGCTAATCCAGCACCAAGGACACCAACTCCTGTACCAACTAGAGTCGCGACTAGACCAAAAGCCATAAGCCCAACTGTGGCTACACCTATAGCTACACCAACGCCATATAATCCTGCTGATAGTTTTGGGTTTTCTTTAGCCCAAGACTGCATATTATTTACACCGTTTGTAACTATCTGTATAAAACTTTTAAGTGGTGGGAGTAGTTGAGATGACATAGTAATAGCCAAACCACTAACTGCTGATTTCATAATAGTAAATTGACCAGATACTGTATTGAGTCTATCTTTAGCCATTCTCTCTGCATCATTATTGACATTTAAAACATAACTTGTATATTCTTCTATCTCTTTTCTACCTTTGCCAAGTAATATATTTGCACTTGGAGCTGCATCACTTCCAAAGATATTTTTTAAAGCCATTGCCCTTTGTGCTGATGAGTATTTTTTGAGTTTTAGATTTGTATTAATCTGACCGATGATGTCGTAGAGAGGTTTCATATTTCCATCTTTACCCCACACTTTTACATCTAAATCATTTAGAGACTCACCCGCTTTTTTGGGTGGTGCTGTGAGGTTACGAGTCATTATCCCATAATGTCTACCAGCCTGACCATTCTTTATACCCTCTCCACCGAGAAGACCCATAATAGCCAAGGCTTCAGGAAGAGCTTTTCTACCACGATGCTCTTTATTTGCAGTTGATGGTAAAGCATATTTGAGAGCTTCACCCAATGCAACTACATCTGTATTTTCTGATGTTACTGTACGAGCTATCATATCAGCCACATAGCCCATCTCTGATTTTTTATATTTTGATGCACCCAATACATCTGATCCAATGTCTGAAGCAGTTTTTAAATCAACCTCTCCAATAGTACCTAGAGATAAAATACCACTCATGCTTTTATCTATCTCTTTTGGACTAAAACCAGCCTTTGATAAATACTTCTGACCTACTGCTACCTCTGACATCGTCCACTCTGTAGATGAACCTAGTCTTAAAGCTGTCTCTTTTAGAAGAGGGAGGTCTTTAATATATTTTTTATCTGTGATTGCCTCTACATTCTTAACTGCTTGCTCAAACTTCACCGCTTCATATAGAGGCATAGCTAGAGGTGCTACAGCCATCGCTGTACCTATCACAGAGCCTGCTGATATATTTCTCTTACCTCTCTTTGCATTATTCCTTTGATTACCAGCATTTTGACGAGAGTGATAAGCAGTTTGTTCTGCCTCTCTCCTTATAGCTGTCATATCTTTTCTGGCTTCTTTTAACGAATTACGACTTGTTTTTATATCTAGCTTTATTGGGTTAGCTGATATCTTTGCTGATTGGCTTCTTATCTTTCCTAAGTGATTTTCTAGGCTAGTGAGATTTCTTTTAAGAAGAGGAAACTTAGTGGCTTTTAGTAGATCTATCTTCTCTACTGTTTTGGCGTATTTGTGTAGCTTGTTTACAGATACTTGTAGAAAACCTGCCCCCTTTATAGCAGAGCTCATAACCATATTTATACTAAGTGATTGGTCTCTAGCTGATGCCATAAATTCCCCTTTTAATATTTTCAAACAATCTTATGAGATAAGACTCTGTGAAACTATTGCAGCACGGTCACACTTTTATTCTCTCGATAAGTCACAAGAGACTTTTGTCTCTTGTGTCGCACATTAGATAGATACAGGTGCGTTGAGTGCGTCGAGTAGACTATCACTTGAGTTGAAACCGATGTGAAAACCAGCTGGTGCGTTGTGTGTAGTGTAAGTGCGTGGCAAGAAAGTACCTGGATTTGCAGGATCTTCCACAAGTTTGTTTGGTACTTTGTAAGCTCTAGCTTGATGCTGTCTAATTTCAAGCGTTCCAAGACCTTGTACTTTTACACCTTTTCCTGATGCAAGAGCTGCGATACTCAAATCTGATGCTACATCAAGGATTTGATCAACGGCTGTTTTCGTTACTGTAATGCCTCTAGCTGTCAACTCTGCATGTACTGCTTCTCTAGCTTCTTGTTCATTTACTGTGTTTAATGCGTCCATATTTTCCTCCAAGGAAATAAAATATTTTTTACAGCTTTGCCAACCTAAATAAATTTAGGAGATTTTTGTTAGATGCGTCTTAGTTGCATCATCTCAATTTTTTGTTCATGTTTCTTTATGGCTACTTTATGCATTAGTAACCATTTGCTGTTGATAATATTCAACTGCTTATCAATAGGTATCCCCATAGCCTCATATATCAAGGCACGCGACTCTAGCATCAGCTCCTCATCATTAGGGAGCAATACTAAAAATTTGTAAGCTCTTTAAGCACCTTATCACTATCTTTATCTGCTAGACTCAAAGCATCATCATAGTCAATACCAGCAGATGAAGCTATCTGCAAATAACCGACCAATTTACCTTTCTCTGACTCTCTTGAGATACTTACATTATCGTGACCATTTAACTCTGTTAGAGATAAAACTGTAATAGTTTTTTTACTTTTACCTACCTCAATCTCTTTTTTCTTACCAAATGGATAAGGTCTTGATAATTCAACTTCTGTTACACCATATTCAACTTTTTCACTCATTTATATCTCCTATTTTAAAGTACATTCTTAGCGAATTTTTCAAGCAAATTCACACCATTTCCACCTAGTATAAGCTCTAACTTCTCTCTACTATATTTAACAGTTTGAGAGCCACTTACTACCTCTTCAAAGTTATCTATACGACCCTCCAAAGTTCGGCTGATATATTCACCCTCTTTTGTATCTGTACCTACTTTATGTAGTTGACAATTCATAGTCGCGGAGTAGGGTACATCTACACCGTTTTCACGGATATTCCCCTTTATGATGAACGACTCTCCAGCCATCATAGCTGACAGATAAGAACCGCTCATGTCGTGGACTTGGATACTAATCTTTGCAGATTTTGGTATACCTGTAGACTCTTCGTCTACTACCTCAAACTCCCACTCGGGTAGTTTTACATCACCTGTCTTACCAAATGTATTCTTACCACCCATTACGATGGTTAAACCGCTAAGAACAGAACCCGTATTACCTAGACCTTGTTTTGTTGCCATCTCTCTATCCTTGTGTTAGATTTTCTATCGCGTAGTATTCGTTTGTAGCGAGTGGTTGGATAACCATCGTACGCATACCCAGGTTGTTTCCTGCGATATAGTCCATATATATCGTACCTACAGCAACCTCTTCGGGTGTATTTTGATCACTCCATCTCGTTCTTGCACCTACAGCTGAACCAGCTTTTACTGCTTTACCCATAAAGGCTTCTGCATCAGCTTTGGCTAGATTGAAAACATCTGTCATAGGTCTATGTTTGTGCTTAACAAGAGTTCTCTGCAAACTCTCACTAATACCATCAAAGAAGCGGATAGTATCTAGTTTGTTAAAACGCTCATCGTCAAGAGGAGTTTCAAAATTGTATAACTTCCAACCGTCATCATTGAGCAGAACTGCACCGCCTGCATTGCAAATAATGTTAACTGCACACTCTTCTAGACCCTCTTCATAGTCGAGATGTGTGGTTGTTGACTCTACATCTTGAATATTTCTGTTAGCGTGATCAAAGCAGAAGCCAAACTCTCCAAGCATTGAATCCCAATACGCTATATGACCAGCAACTATTGCAGAGTTAGGTTTCTCTATAGTTGCATTCTCATAAACTGACCAAGCTCTCCTATAGAAAGGAAATACTAACTGTCTACGAGACCCTAGAGCTTCTAGTGCAGGTAAAGCCTCTGCTACTGTAGTGAGGTGTAGATCTCTGATAGCTATAGTCTTGGTATCTGTAGCCAATACCTCAAGAGCGTTATAGATAGTGATATCGTTAGAGAACCACGACGCTATTGCTATACGCACTTTTGTAGCGTATCCATAGATAGTTCTTGAGAACTTTAGATTGTTTACTGCTAGCTCTATGTCAGTTTTGATCTGTGCATCACCATAGAACTCTTGTGGTGCGTTTAGTAGATGATCTTCTGTAACAGCTACTAGAGAGATAACTATAGGACTCTTTACATTTTGTCTATCTATATCCCACAAATCCTCTCTGATAGTTCCTTTTACATCTGCAAAGACTACAAGAGCCTCTTCAGCACTGTTAAATCTCAACAAGTTCTTATTGTCAGCCAGTGTGGCTTTCAGACCATCGCTAAAGTTAGTTGTTACTGCTGTACCTACCACACCTATCACGGTTGTACTCTCAATCCTTGTGGCTGTAGCACTCATATTTTTTACGGGTAATACTTTAATCCCAGGCATTTAATTTCCTTTCTCTATTTCTAAATTTCCATTTTCCAAATCATAGGTGATACCATCACCACAGACACCTTTTAAGATAACTTCACCACTATCTACTATCTCAAAATCACTACACATCCAACAAGTCAAAGACTCATCATCATTTTTTTTGTAGAGGTGGTGATTTGCATCATTTGCAAAATGCTCAACCAGCTCTTCAATGAACAAAACCGCATTACTTCTCATTTTTACTCCTCTGTGCTTTTTTCCAAAAGTGCCAACCAGCAACACGAACCCCAAACCACATGCTTACTGCTATAGTCTTGTTTGCGTGTTTTTTGAGACAGTTATAAAACTTTGCATCTGCTTTCCATCTGCTAACTCTTTGGCGTGTGTAGCTTGCATCGTGAAGCTTGCAACAAGGAGTTAGAATAAAGCCCTTAAAATTATCCCAAAAGCAAGTGCAGTAACCACGATTGCAAGCTGTATATATAAATTTAAAAAACATCTGGGAACTCCATATAGTTAGGCTCTCTACCCTCTTCTATAGCTAGCTTACCCTCGATGATAGCTTGCTCTGCCCACTCTGTGCGTATAGCTACTTTGACTAACTTTTCATAAAACGGTCTAATCTGCTCTTCTACACTAGAGAGTATATTTTCTAAAGTTTGACCACTAAAAAAGAGAGTGGCATAGTTGACTACTTTTTGCTCTATCTCTGTTTGACCAAGTGCTACTAGTTTGGTTCTGTAGGCATTTGACCACATTAGGTCTTGGCTTTGTGCAGATTGACTGTATACGCTATATATGTATATCTCTATATTTTTGTATTTTTGTTCTAGTTCTAGTATAATTTTTTCTTCATCTGTATATTTAGGTTCTGCTTTGTTTTCTTTAAACCATTCTGCCAGCTCTTTTTCATCATCTACATCATAATCAAAAGGAATAATTCTCTCATCATATAAACCAAAATTGACTAACCAGCCGTCATCACTTATCTTTACTTTTTTTATCATTTTTTTACCTCTCCACCCTAACTATATATCTTGCTTTTACATTAGCTCTATTTACAAGAGCATATCCGCCCTGATGTCTACCATACGACTCCTCTACCAAAAAAAACATCCTACCGTCAGAGGAGATAGAGGTTTTAGCTACTTCTCGTACTGTATCTAGCACACCATACTGATAAAACATAATCTCTCCTGAACCATTACCAGAGCTTATGCCTGTTATGGTCGAATCTGCTTTTTTTAACGCTTGCAGTACATCATATTTAAAGCTAAAAGGATCATCTCTAGGCATTTGTATCGAAAATCCATTCAGCTCAATTGCTACAGATATAAAAGCAGTATTTCCTACCGATCTAATTTCCACGCTAATAAAACCAACGCCAATTGCGGTATCTCCGAATACATTTTCTTCTGTTATGTATGTATCTGCTTCATCAGCCACTGAATACGAATGCCAAGTTTGAGCGTATCTTGCGAAAGATGCCGAATTTAAATTATTTAATTTATCTGAATTAGAAGCAGTACCTGTTAAGGGTAGATAATTATGTGTATGATTGGCTAATGCATATTTACTTAAGTCTATGGATGTTAATGCTGAATCTAATTCTGTAATAGCATTAGCATTAGCCTCTACAGCACTTTTCAGCCAATTAGTCCTAGAACCTAACTGTTTGAAGACAGTAGAGTTTGGTGCGTGTTGCCCTCCTAGGTCATCTGTGGTAGAAGATGGTGCATGCAGGTTTGTACACCACTTGTTATCCTCACCAAGGACAATAAGTGTCTCTTCTATGACTATGTCTTTATCTTCTAATTCAACCCCATTCGTTTCAAGCTGTGCTTGTGTATATTCCATATTTACCTCCAAGTCCCGTGTTTTGTTGTTCCGTCATGTTTTGTTTTCCCATCGTGTAGATTTCTAAGCGTGCTGATAAAGCCCACTATCTCACACCTAGTTGGGATAGTAGTTCTAAGTAACCTATGTGCTAGTCTAATCTGTCGCACTGAGGCTGGTACAGAGATAACTACAGCTATCTGCCACCAGCTGTTAATAGCTAGGTTGTAGATATTCATACCGCCGTTATGCTTGGAACTGCCATCGTGTTTGGAACTACCATCGTGTTTTTGCTTATGCTTATAGTCTTCTCTAGTCCAGTACTCTATTATCAGAGCTGGAGCTTCTAGCGTATGCAATCCGATGCTAGAAAGAGCATCCAACGCACTCTGTATAGTTCCTTTTTTGCCATATATCTTGCTAGAGTTGGCTATATAGTTCCTAGCTTCTCTCTCTGTCATATCAGCTATATTTAGATTTTCACTAACTGCAAGATGAGGCAATAGGGTAGCTTTGCAAGTCATAGGATTGGTATCTAGTTCCTCATAACTGCACATAGCTTTTTTGTCTAAAAACTCTGCAAAATTTTGATCTTTTATAGGATACTTATATGGTAAGAGTCTCATTCTGCTACCTCTCTAAAAGAGATATTTAGAACATCTATGACTATCACTTTTGTATCATCTATTATCAAGTCACTAAAGTCTGTATTGACTCTATAAACATTATCTAAATGGCACTTTCTAAGTACATCGGATAGAACCAAATCTTGCCCGATAAAAAGAGAATCTTTGAAATTTGCTCTAATGACCTTTTCAGTCTCGACCGCTTCCAACAAGTCAAATAGCTCTATCTCTATATCTAATGTGATATTCTCTACAACAGCTAAGAGCGGTGTAGGTTTGTCGCTTATAGGTCTTACAGTTTTATCGGTCAAAACTGTACTTATTCTCTCTAGCATCGCTTCATCTGTCGAAGAGAAGCTATGTACTACTATATAGACAACTCCATCTGTTGCAGAGATCTTTACATCATCTATACGAGAGTCAGCAAATCTCGTATAGTATTCGTATGCATCACTACAACCAGCGGTGCTATATTTAGCGTTTGATAAGATTATCCTCATTCTGTATCTCTCATCATCTTCTAGCACAAAACCATTTTCAAAGCTACTCAACTGTTTTGGTGCTACCACAAAAGGAAGAGTAGTAACGATATTCTCACACTTCACCTCACTAGAGACTACATACTTATTAAGCTCTATTGCTCCCTGTACAGTCACATCACCTTTTTTTATAAGTAGATTCTCTACTATCACGGCTTCAAGAGGCTCTTGACTAGATGCATCTGTGCTATTGTTTAGGATTGTTCCTCCTGGTATAGTCACATCAAAAGGTAGAGTCGTAGAAAGTTCAAAGGTCATCAAAGCTCTAGGCTTCTCACCATTATCACGCACTACCTCTTTCTCTAGTCCTAAGTGATCTAGATTGATACCCGTAGCAGTTGTAACTAGCATCTGCCTAATAGTTTCATTTTTATCTGCTTGGTTGTGCATCTGTCTCAAAGTAAGTACTCTAAGCTTCTTCATATATGGGTCAGACTCAAGAGGTAACCAATCATTACCCAATACCTCTTTTGCTAAGAGTATATTATCAGCTAGTAATGTGTCGAACTCATCTACTTTTATAACTGTAGGTTCTGCTAATGTGTCTAATCTCTCTTGTATCTCTCTACTCATACGACAAAACCCCACTTATTACACCTACATTCAAATGTACATTGAATTTAACAGTGCCTATATGCATCTCTGATAGGTCAAAAAAAGCTTTTTGAAAAGACAATCTAGGGTCAAAGTTACATGCATCTTTAAAATCTCTACGAATATCTATCATAGAAGAGTCATTAAGTGTCCTATGTTTCCTAGTAGGGAACAAAGTACCATAGGTAGGTAGATGCACTACAGAGCGTAATTTGGTCATAAGTGCATCTGTCCAGCTATCTATAGGAGATACGGCATAGCCGAAGCCGTCTGTCGGTATAGTGGTGTCTAGTATCTCTATCTTTATCATATTACTTTACCATTCACAGAGACTACACCGAAAAACTCTATTTTTGGTGCAGTTATCTTCACATCGCAGGGAGTTTCTATCTCTATAGTTTTCTCTTTTAGGTTATGTTTGTAGATCGTGCCATCTTCAGCCCAAAAGATAATGTTATCCTCATCTATTAGCTCGTGGTGTGGTACTCCGTCATAGGCTATATTATTATCTACATGGCCATCTTCATTTTTCCCCTCGTGATTGACGACTCTTACTTGGTCACCTTCGCGTGGTGGTATATGTGCTTTGAACGCACTTGATATAGTAGAGGTATATGGAAGCCAATTAGTGTCTCTATCATCTACTAGTACTTTCACCTCACATTGTTTACCAGCACCTAGAGCTACATAGCGTATTTCAGAGATGCGACCTAGTTGCTCGTTCATCGCTTCATCTTTCATTTAGAAGCTCCTGAAGAGAATTTAACTTTTCTGCGTTTTGGTAGTGTGCTTGGAGTAGTGCCATTCCATAGGCTCTTAGCTCATCTTCACCTTTGGCTATCTCTACATCTTTTAGAGTGTCAGGTGAGGGTGCAGGTGTAGCCACCAACAGCTCTGCTGGTACTGTAGGCTCTACTACTTTGTACTCTGTTACTACTGTAGGCTCTATCACTTTGCTACTGCAAGCTGTTAGCGTGAGCAATAAAGTTATTGATAGTATCAATTTTCGCATGACCTCTCTCCTTTGCTATTTTTGCTTTAAATCTTGTGAGTATTTCATTTCTCTTTTTGTTCTTTGCTATTAGCTTGAGTAGTGATTCATCACAGCTCTTTGATGCGTTGGTCGCTGTGGTGATATCTGCTTGTAGTGTTAAGATGTTCTTTTGTTCTACTTCTCTCTCTTTGTTTTGCCATACTAGGTAGGCTACTAGAGCTATTATTATGGCTATTAGGAAAAAAGGGATTAGGTTTTTTAGGTTAGACATGATCTTGACCTTTGCTAACTAAAAGCAATAGTTGCTTTTTTACTTCTTCATAACACTCTCTAGTATTTTGTCTCTCAAGCTCTGTAGTTTTTGTTATTAGAGCTATTACTTCTCTGTTGTGTGTTTCAGATTCTTTATATAGTAGATTAAAATTGGTTTGATTTTCAACCATTTTGTCGAGAGTTTTAGATAGATTCTTTTGATATCCTTTGTCACTTAGTATGACCCAAAGCAAGATAGCAGATATGAGAAAATACATTATCATAGATGCACCGATCACGCCTTGTTCTAAAAATTTATCTCCAACGGTGTATGCTACATTTTCTAAAGATTTTGTCATTTTTTGCCTAATTTTGTTTGATTGCTAACATTATGAGGTAATCGTGCGAATTATGTCAATGTGGTTTTTGTTAAATTTTTAGATAGAATAAGCTAAAGGATTTTTCAATGAAAAAAATAATTATTTTAATTGCTGTTATACTAGTTACAGCATCTCAAGCTCGTACTAAATGTAGTCAATTCGATGACCAAAGGGAGGCACAGAGATATTACGACTCACATAAAAAAGGGTATAAATCTTTGGATAGAGATAAAGATGGTGAAGCATGCGAATGTTTAAGAGGTGGGTCTAGCTATGGAAGCTCTGTATGTAATAGATGGAGAAAGAAGAACAATAAACGATAATATCTGATATAATATTATTAAAAGGAAATCTATGAAAAAAATATTTTTGGGAGTCTTACTATCTTCTAGTATACTTATTGCAAATTCACTAAAAGGTGGATACCCTGCATGTACGAGTAAAAAAGATCTCAGTGATTTTTCAATGGCTGGAGTTAAAAAAGACTATAGAATGATGAATTATCTCGTAGAAAGTGGTAATTGTGTTATAACAAAAAAAGGAATCAAAATAGATATTTTAGATTCATCAATTTTTTCGGGAAATGCAAAGGTGAGAGTTTGGATAGGTAAGACACCTGTAGAGGTATGGACAAACATAGAGAACATTGAGATATCTACAAGTTAAATACTATCAAATTCAATTCTTCAAAATTCTACCCACCACAACCCCAATAATATCAAGAGACTCTTGAGTCTCTTGATAATTTATAATCTCTTTATCGTATGCTTTATTACAAGAAGAAATAACTATATCCCCATTGGTTTTGAATGTTAAGTTTTTTATCATTGTACCATTGATGGTCGTTATTATATATTTACCATCTGTTAGATTATACTCACCTCTATTTATTTTAGAAAATATAACTATATCAGAGTTGTCAACATACGGAATCATACTATCACCTATAACAATGAGTGCATCCAATTGTCTATTTCTGTATTGTCTATCCAACATGAATTTATCCACATAAAGATGGTCAATAACATTAATTTCATCTCCAATATAGCTAGAAGAACCAGCACCAACATAACCATCTACTAAACTTATTTTTTTTGTATGTTCATTAAAAGAAGTATAACTAGGTATAACCTTTTTAACTATTCTATTTATTTTACTATCACTATCATCAAATAAAAATTGTTCAGGAACTCCAAGTAAATCAGCAAGAGCTATTATAACCTCTATTTTTGGGTTAGTACCTTTTTCCCAAGAGCCAACATTTACTGCACTACATTCAATACTATACGCACTACTAAGCCTATGTGCAACAGCTTCTTGAGTCAAACCAAGTTCTTTTCTATACTTTTTTAATTGATCACCAAACATAATTAATCCTTTACTTAATTATATATTATGACATAAAGATATTATTAGGATTTTTTTCTATAAAATTAATATAGTTGATATTACTAGAACATAACCATATTTTAGTTAAGATTATAGAATAAAAAAAATAAGGTAATAAATGCTTACAGTAGCTCAAATATCAAACATTTTAGATGTTACTACACGACAAGTTCAAAAATATATTGAAAATGGTCATTTAAAAGCTACTAAAAAAGAAAATGTTTATTACATCACAATAAAATCATTTGATGATTTCAAAAAAAATTATTATCAAAATAGGCATAAAGGTAAAGGTAAAAAAATACCAACAGAAACACATCTTCAAACTCTTAAAGAATTTATAGAAGATATAGAAGATGAGAATATGTGCTTTGATAATTTTTCAAAGAAATATAAAAATATAAATTTTTTAATACCACCTATTGACCACTTTTTATCATTCAAAAGAAACAATACAATAGTTTTTGACAGGGTACATAAAAATATTACATATTGTGAATTAAAAAAGAAATATGGATTATCAATAAGAAGTATTGAAGAAATAGTAAGTAAATCCAAACAAGGGAGTATCTAATTTAATAAACTGCCACAATTCAACCACAATATTTTGTTTTTAACTAATAGTTAAAGATAGTTTGTATATACTTTTAGAAGTTCAAATGAATAAGGATTTAAAAGATGACAAGAGAAGACCTTTATACTGTACCTACAGATATGAGTTTGTTCCCGATAAAGTATAAAAAACAAAATTCAAATTTTTCTGTAAGAGCAGATATCATAAGAGATTTTACAATTTACGCAAAAAAAATGAATTTGAGTAAGTCAGGTGTTGTTGAGACTTTGCTAGAAAATTTCTTGATACAAGCGGGTGTCAGAGAAAAAAAGGCATAAAAAAAGGGGTTAGAGTGATAAAACACTCTAACCCCTGATTGAAAACTGCTACAAAACATATTTTCGTGGTTGATAATATTGTAGCAGTTTATTAATTAGTATTTTATTAATAAAGGTAACAATATGGAACAATTAACGCTAGAACAATTAAAAGAATCCCTCGACATCGTACAGATAGCAGAACTCTACGGAGAACTCATCAAAAGCGGTGCTAACTACAAATACAAAGATGATAAAAGCATCATTATAAATGAAACCAAACAAATGTTTAGCGATTTTAATGGAAGTATCACAGGTGGGTCAGTCTTAGACCTCATAACATACATGGAAAAATGTGACTTAGCAGCAGGGATTAAACGACTCAAAGAGCTAAACGGTCAAGAGATCTATCAAGTAGACCCAGCCCTCAAGCTCAAACGCAAAGAAGAGGCTAATAGAGAGAAAGTTGTAGACTTTCAAAAGTTGGGACTATTTGCACAAAATGACCTCAAAGCTGGTCAATCCAAAAAACCTTTTGTAGTAGAAGACGAAACAACAAATCAAAGCTATCTATCAGTTAACCCCACTTTTACAAAGCTGTTTGAAACAGACAAACTCCCACTAGACACAAAACTAAAGCTAGACTATCTTCACTCCAAGATAATCGGATATGATGAGTTCTTCAAATGCTCTAGCATCATCATCCGTGACCGTACAGGTAAAGTTGTAGATAAATGTGCATATAGACCAAATCAACCAGAGGGATATGACAAGTGGACCAACCCGAAGTATATACATAAAAATAGTCACAATAGAGGTCAGGACTTTTTGTATCCTTTTCAAGTTGAGGTGGAGAAGATAATCAAGAGGGAAAGATACCTGATAGTAGGTGAAGGTATCAAAAACGCTATCAATGCTCTTTTGTACTCTGCACCTTTTATAAGTGTAGAGAGTTCATCAAATAGTACGAATAAAGAATTTATAAAATATATCAATAGTTATATAGATAGAGGTTTCTCTATCATATATATGTTTGATGGGGATAAAGCTGGTCAAGAAGCGTTTATCAAATTCAGAGAGGTATCAGGAATAAATGCAGATAATTATCTAAGCTTTGATAGTGGGATAGATTTTACAGATTATCTTTTGAGTAGTGAATCATGAGTGTAAATAACATACAACAAAAACTTGATGCTATTAAAGAAAAAGCTAAAGCAAACCTATCAGACCAAAGCGATCACTACAGTGCTGTAGCTGGTCATATAGAGGAAGCCAAAAACATAAGAGAGTCAAACAGACTACACAATCAAGATCAGGTCAAAAAACTTGATAAAGATTTTGCAGATGAGATCAAAAGTATAAATGAAGATTTTAGTAAATCAGAAGATTTAAGCGTTAAAGACAAACTAGAATCACTTGAAAATGCTTATTTTAAATATGCAAAGAAAAAAGCATCACTTGATAGACTTGGAGAAGAGACACTGTTTTTTGATTCGATCACAGATATGTTCGTCCGTGTCAGCTGGTATACCTATGAAGACAAGAAAGGGAACAAAGAAGAGAGACTAAGAACAGATAGGTTCAAAAAGAGTGTTATCAGTAAATTTATAGATTTAGACTCAAAGCGTAGAATAGGTATACATATAGATAACAAAAAGGTAAATAATATACTTAGAGAGTTTAGACCATATATAAAAGAGTTTGAGCCTGCTAAACCTAAATTTTATGGAGACTTTTTCAACACTTACACACCAAACGGTTTTTTAGATGTAAATGTACAAAATGTACTATCATTAGAGAAGTTTACTAATGTAACTCTCCCTAGCAGATACCCTCATATCAACGCACTACTTAACAATATAGCACCAATGGAAGATGAGAGGGTATTTATGCTCAATTGGCTCTCTACTATCCTCAACACATCAAAGAAAACTAGAACAGCCATCATCCTCAAAGGTATTCAGAGAACAGGCAAAGGTGTATTTGCAGCGAAGATCATCGAACACGCCATGAATGAAGCAAACTGTTATATAGCTACAAATGCTAACTTATCAGAACACTTTAACGGATATCTGGAAGATAAGCTTTTTATCACTTTTGATGAAGTCAAAGGAGACTTTGGTAAAGACAAAGATATTGGTAACCAAATAAAGCTCATAGTATCAGAAGAGCGGATGAGTATTAGGATAATGAATAAAGACTCATATATGATTAAGTTCCATGCTAATTGTATATTTTTGAGTAACGAAGACCTACCCATACCGATGGATCAATCCGATGAGAGGTTATCTGTCATAGAAACACGCTCACGCACGCTTGCAACGGTTGCCAAAGATGAGTTTGATTTAGAGATACACGAATTTATAGAGCTATTAGAAAAAGAGAGGGATGAGTTCCTTATACATCTCAAGATGTGTACATATAATGCTAGACTAGCATCTACCACGATTAACAACAAAATCAAAAGAGCTATACAAGATGCTACTGCTACCACTCAATCAATGTTAAAAACATCTTTCAGAGGTGGAGATGTAGATACTATAGAAGAGATGTTAATAGACGCTATACAAGACTCACAGCTAGAGTACCTCATCAAGGGAGAAGAAGAAGTTTTCAGAGAGTCACCAGATGGTTCTTTCAAAGTAAAAAAACAGATACCATTCACAGCAAACAATATCACTATGCTAGAATATTTTATAGATGAGTTTAGATTAGGTCAGTTATCAAACACCTCCCTAAAATGGTTCACAAAAGCCATGAAGATAGAACACATACTAAAATCCGATGTTAAATTCGGTAATTTTTGGAATCTCGTACTATCCACACCTGTAACAGTTAAACTAAAAACAAATGATGGAGATAGAAAAGAGAAATTTAGACATATCAACCCACATTCAGAGATTAAGACATTTAGCTTTAACGGTCAGAACTTTACATACTCTGGACAAAAAACAGCAATCCTCACACAAAACCCTGAAGATGTTTTTTAACAGGTCAGTCACACTCATATCATAGTAGGAACGCCAAACCCCACCACGGGAACACCGTAGGAACGGGTTAGGAACGCATAGGAACACTACTAGGAACGCCACTTAAAACCCCACCAAAGCCCTACCACACCGCAAACAAGCCACTTTTTTAACCTACTTTTATATTTTTTTTCAAATTCCTTTTTATTTTTTTAAAACTTTTTTCTACAAAATTTTTTATTTTTATTGTGTAATCCTCTGTAGGCTCAGTGTGGTGGGGCTTAGTGGCTTTTTATGCTAGTGTTCCTAACCCGTTCCTAACCCGTTCCTAACCCATTCCTATACCCTTTTTTGGCGTTCCTATAGTGTTCCTAGTTTTTTTTTGTTCTAGTAAAAGAAGAGTAGACTTTAAGAGGTTCTGTTTGCCGTACCACTTTCAAAGTTTATTTTGTTACTATATTCAAAAATAAATTACAAGGCTAAAAAATGGGAAATACAATATCAACTAATTCATTCTCGGCTCAAGCAGAAACAGAAGAAGACCTCATCAAAATACTCTTAGAAATGGGTGGTTATAAACATGCTGGAGAATTAGCTACATATATAGGCGTATCTGCCACAGTGCTGGACAATTATCCAAATATAACCCTAACATACCTTGGAGATATAATTGACGCTAATTTGACGCATTTGGGATATGTCATGAAAGATACAAAACAAGAGGGAATGCTAGGAGAGTATAGAGATCAGGTAGAGATACATAAAGAGTTAAACGCTCAAGACAGTAGACCACAACCTATAATCATAAATGATGGCATCATAACAGAGGCTGGAACTCTCAAAATTAGCTACATAGCCAACGCAGAGAGGATTATGAGAGCCTCTAACTCTATATAGGCATAAACAGCCTATATATGTAAAAAAGTTGTAATATAGTACAACTAACAGCGGTTTATATCATTTTAATAATCCTGCAGCTCAGTCACAAATAGAGATGATTTGATATCACATCGTCATCTATTACTTAGTCACTTTCAATGCAATAAAAACTAACAGTAGCACTTCCACAAGATCAATAGCTAAACTTAATTTTTCCATACCATACACCTTCTTATGCTATAATATCAAGAGTTTAATACCCCTCACTTGAGGGGTGAGGCTTAGTACCTCAAGAGCGTTTCAATTATCTTCAATATAAGCAAGATAACGGTTAACGCTTTTATAACTCTGTTCATCATAACAAATCCTTTCAATTAAACTCACAAGCTAGGGGTCACACCCCCTCTCTTGCTGTAAGTATATTATACATTATATACACTTAAACCAACTTAAAATATACACTTAAAAATATTAATATTACATAATTACATAAAAACTATTAAACACTTACAGTATAGGCACTATATAGATATTATGTAACTATGTAATTATGTTATTATGTAACTTATTCACATAGAAATATCAATACATGTGAATAAAAATATACACACAAACAACTATAACAATATATTATACACATACAATGTGAATAACTTTAAAATAGACA